TCGGGGCATTACCAGATGACGCTAAACAAGACCTACGGATTGAGTATTTGCAGAAATCCGTTGAAGACATTAAGAGTGACATAGAAGACCTTGAGACCGGAGGGACTAAATGAAAAAAGAGATAACAGCTAACGGCTCTACAGCAGTAATCACCACTGACATGCCCATAGAACAAACTATTGTCATAGAACCAGAGCCGCTGGACAGCATATCCTTTGCAGGCATTGAAGTGCAGACTGGGAATTTATGGGCAGGGTTGTTCGTGGTAATGATTCTAGCAGTACTTGCTAGGTACTTCTTTAGCAAGAAGTAGATAACCTACCTAAGAGTCTAAATAGATGGCTGAAGAACTTAACCCAATGGAAGAGAACATTAAGAGGAGTTGTATCAAGAGTGTTGAGCAGCAGATCAATAGCTTTATACAGTTGCAAGAGGGCAGGGATGCCCTGATGAACCAGAAATTAGAGAGCATGAGAGAAGCTCTTGAGAATGATATGCAGGAACATCACCATAGTCTGTATGGTAATGGTAAGGATGGACTGACTGAGAGAGTGACTAGAATAGAGGAGGATAAGAAGGCTAGCTATAGAATATACAGTATGGTTGCTTCTGGACTAAGCATGGCTATTGCTTGGCTGGCGTTAAGGGGGTAGCTTTGCGTTCACTACTCTACTTAATAGCATTAATTGGCTTAGTGTTAATGGGCTATAAGGCGTGGGTAGTTAATAGTGTTGACATTCCTGTCTTAGTTAGCCTGCCGGAATTTAATCATTGTACTTGTGACTCAGCAACCTACTGTCTGGATGACAGTGACGTTATGAAGATTCACATGTGGTATGATAGTATTCAATATTCACTAAGGGAGAAGTGATGCCTAGGAATTATAAGAAGGAGTACGCTAACTACCACTCTAAACCTAAGCAGGTAAAGAGGAGAGCATCTAGGAACACAGCTAGACGTAAGGTATTAGGGGGGAGAAAGTCTACTAAGGACGTAGACCATAAGGATAGAAACCCTATGAATAACTCTAGAAAGAATTTGAGATTAACGCCTAAGGGCCGAAATAGGAGCCGAAATTCTTAGCGAATAGCAACCCCCACCCCAGCCCATAAAAGCCCAGCAGAACGAAGCTCAGGGCGTTAAATGCCTATTCCAGCGCAACGTCATTGGCTGTTTTTAGCCGTTGCCATTTTCGCTTTTCTCTTCATGGCATACTTACTAGAGTGCGCCCTTCTAGAGCATAGTATACTACAATGAACAGCCTTAGGTGACTTCCTGTACGCTGTCTTACCGCAATAACAATCTACTTTAAATCTTACATTACCATCAATGATCTTTGCTTTATCGTTAGTGGCTAGTACTTTCTCACGATACTGCCGTCTTAGGTAAGCTTGATGCGCTGACCCCTGACACTTAACACTACAGAACTTACTTGTACTTGATCGCCTAGCGAACTCTTTACCGCATGAGGTACAAGTTACCATAGCCTGCTCTTTCTCTATATGCCTTAATGCGTTTCTAGTACACATAACGGAGTCTCCCCAGTACAAGCTAGAGGCATCCTCACTACTGATACTCTTTGTTAGTTTACCTGAGCTATCGTACACTTTGATTGGGTATATCATACCACCACCTTTTCAAAAAGGTTCACGTTTATAAATGCACAAGGCTCTACGTCTCCCTCTATACTACGATCTGACCTTCCTCCTACCTTATAGGTAACATAAGGTCTTAGGGTTCTGTTTATCTCTAGATAATACAAACCATCTAGCCACTCAACGCATAGCCCTGCCCCAAACCCTTCACTACGGTAGCTCGTCAGCTTCATCCATTTATGTAAACTTAACATTAGTGTAGGGAAAGTACTGTGTTCATAGTTCCTAGCCTTGAATTCAATAAACGTCATTAGCTGAGATTCAGTTTCATTACTAACCCAGTCCACTATGTATAGTGGTTCATACAGGTCAAGCAGTTTTATGTTGTGGCTTTTCTCTAGTATTTTCTTAGCCTTATCTTTCTTAACTACGTCTTGCTTGGTCTCTAGTTTTGGCTTCACAGTGTCACCTCTTTTATTGTGGGTTCTTGAAGATGTCAGGATCTTCAGCTTCCATTTCCTCTAGAGTAGGGTATCTATCCTTGCTCGGCTCCTCACCCATTAGCATCCAGTGCAGGGAATTAAGCTGGCCTCTCTGCCAGTACAGGTTAGCTCCATCCTGATACTTAAGTTCACATTCTATTTGTTTAATCTTATCATGTATCTCTTGTTTTGTTCTCATCACCTCTCCTTATGGTAAGTGTATGTCCATAGTCCCTTTAGATATAGAGGGATTGGTTGTTCTTGTGATCTCCATAATACTCATAGCCTTATCCATGTCCATAGTCACATAATCTTCAGCGTCCATCCTGTATGTATAACGGAGTCTCCCCGTTGACTGTAGCTGCCAGAGTAGATGACCCCAAGACATACGACACTGCCACTTCTTCCACCTGTTCTGTCTGTATATTAACAAGGGTATTGGGTTAAGTATTGCTCCTCTCTCTTCCTCTGCCTGATCTATAGCCTGTTGCCAGTATTTCTGTATATCAGCTTCAGAGAATTTAATGTGTAGCTTCACTTCAATCATATATGTTATGTCAGCTATAGTTACCTTGATGTCACAACCTCCAGACCTAGAGGCTCCTAGCTCTCTTGTTATCTGGAACCCCAAGCCTTCGCTAAGGATATGGCATACTTCCCTTTCCCCTCTCTGCCCTTTACTTCTACTCATCTTAGTCATATCGTATCCTCTCTCTAGTCCTGCCAGTATTTAAAGTTACGCAAATTAACTAGCTCTTCTGGTGTAGGGCCACCCTCTTTTGTCAGGGTCTTAGTACATGTATCTAGGTAGCATGTAATGTGATCTATCTCATTTCTAAGTATCCTTGCGTCTCCTCTGTATAGATTCTTCAGGCTAATATCAGCAACCTTATCTGCTTCTGTAGTTAGGAACTCATGTTTCTGTCTCATTACATCTCTTCTGTACATTTGCTCTTTCATGCTAGCCTTTACTTTTTTCATCCTAGAACCTCCTGCTTTATTGTCATAGTTTGAGTTGGGCCGTTGAAGTCTACGATAAACTCACCTACTTCACCGTTACGGTTTTTCTCAAGGGCCATTATTTTTTCTCCGTTTCTGTTTGTGTATAGGTTGATAAAGCAATCACATATTCTACTAAGATCTAGGGTTCCTGCAACTCTACCTAGTCCACCAGCAGAGCCGTTGCCACTGTTATATCCCTCTCTGTTTTGCTGGGCTACAACTATAAGTCTAACCCCCAGCCTTGAGGTAACTCCCTTAAGTTCTTTCACATACTTCTGTAGCTTCATCCAGTGTTCCATCTTATGCTCACTACGCTCAGCAGATATTTCACCTAAGTGGTCAATTACCACCACCTCTACATTATGGCAAGACACATGCTCCTGAATCATAGCTATGGTTACAGGTAGTGTTTTAGGTTCGTTGCCAGTAAGTATGATGTTCTTTCTCTCAAGGAATTCTATTCGTGCAGCGTTGTACCTGTCTGCATTAGCCCTAGTTAGGAACCGTCTGTCGTATATCTCATTGTATGTAACCCCTGAGCGTATAGCGAATATACGTCTAGCTAACTGCTTCTTATTCATTTCATAGTTTATGTAAAGTATTCTACCCTCAAACCTATTGTCTGTAGCTATGTTCACGATCCAGTTAAGGGCTAGCATAGACTTGCCTATTCCTGTAGGTGCAGAGATTACGTTAATGTCCTGTAACCCCCGCATCTTCCTATCTAGTGCAGACATGCCTACCGCTGGCCCATCATAGGTATCCTCCTCTCTCTCTCCTAAACCAAACTCCTCTTCAATCTCACTAACCCACTCGTTTGTATCAGAAGACAGAGAACCTTCAACTATAAATTCACTAGCCCTGATAATGTCAGTAGCTTCTTTCTGTAGATCCTGTACCACATCATCTGAGTTATCGTTGTTCTCTATTCTAGATATAGCTTTACCACACGCCCTCTTAATTACTCTCTTCTGGGAGAACTGTTTTACCAGCCTACACACCTGCAACTTATCTATATTAACCACGCCTTTGTGGTCGTTAAGTCTCTCTAGTAGCGTAAGTATCTTGTGTTCACCTGCAAACTTAGAGCGCATGGTCATGTAGCAGATACTACTACCTAGGGCAAACAGGTCTTTAATCCCAGAGAATACAGTTCTATATTCGTTGTAGTAGAGGTCGGTACTCTGTATCCTATCTAGAAAGTAAGAGGCACTGGCCTTACCTTCAATCATCATGGATAAGAGTGTTGTCTCTAGTTGTATGTCTGTGTATGGAGTAGACTTGCTCTCTGCCTTAACAGAATCTTCAGTCATAGAAACCTTTCACGGGGGAGAGAACCCCCCCCTCCCCCATTATAATTATTATTATTATTATTATTATTGATATGATTATAATAATAATTATATTAAGATATGTTCTTAGTAAACTTGCAATCAGGATAACCAGAGCAGGCAAGGAAACTACCATGCTTGCTAGTTTTTGTTACCAGTACAGAGTCACACTTAGGGCAAGACTCCTTTGCTACTGGCTTTATCTCTTTCCCTCCGAAGACCTGATTGCTTACGGCTATGATTGCGTCAGGATCTTCCATCCCCGTAGCTTCAGGAGTCTCAGCTTCAGCTTTGAGTTGAGACTCCTCCTCCCTTGTCCATAGTTCTATGCCACAACCAAACATGGCTGCGTTCTTACAGAGGCAACGCATCTGAGCATTGTGTATTTGATTAGACTGTGGGTTTAAGGTTACAGAGTGGAACGTCTTACCGTATACAGGAGAGGTCATGCTTCTAGTAACACCAAAGCATGTGATACTAGTCTTAACAAAGTACCCTGCCTTGCTAGTCCCGGTGTATGGCAGTGTAACTTCACACTGCACACCACCTTCATTTAGCTTTAGCACATACTCTGTGAATTCATAGGTAGCCAAAGGGCAGGCCTTGAAAAATCTGTTCATAATGTTAGACCAAGGTACATAGTCCATCCCCTTACTACCCTTGCTTTTGATGCACTTAGCTAGGTCATCTCTAAAGTCATCGCTCTGGAAATGCTGGTACAGATCTTTAATTGTTTTCATTGCCATCCCTTTCTGTTAGTTCATCTGGTAGGTTTTCCATTACAACAACAACGTGTAAGCCGTTGCCGTCTGGACACTTATATATATCAACATCCTCTGGTGCTATTCTAAACTCACAATTCTTAGGGAACGTGAGTTGCCCTATGTCCTGCAACAAGGAGTCTCTTATCTCCCTGATAAAAGCTTCTAGATCAGGGAATCTAACATGAACATGAACATCTTTATCTGCCTTCTTCTTACCCATAGAATACTCCGGTTAGTTGTTGAACACTTTGTTCCACGTGAAACACTTACTTAAGCAGGAACCTTCTAGATAACACGAAGGCCTTAGTGTTAAGATCCTCTATCTTCCCATACTCAAGCAGTCCCACCTTTTCCTTCAGGTCTTTCAGCATACCCTTATTGTCCACAGACACCCTAGCCTTAGGACTTTTGTAGGTTGCCATAGCTTTGCCTTCAGAACTAACAAGTATCCCACAGTTACCCATGTAGTATTTCACTTGGTTCTTCAGTGCCTCTTCTTCTTCGCTTAGTGTTTTTATGGAGGCTCTAACCTCTTTAAGCTTGTTACACTTACCTTCAATCTCTGGGCTAGTAGGCACTGTCTCAGCATTACTCTCTGGGTATAGCAACTTGACATCACTCTCTGTAGGTTCAGTGAGTTCAGGAACTGTGTTATCTTGTACGCAATCCCAGAAGCTCTTAACCTTTCCCCATACCTTTAGCTGAGTATCCATGTCTATCTCTATCTCATGGGTAAACATAGGATCAGTATGTGAGCGCAGGTGGGGCGCAAACCCCACCAGAATCCACTTGTTAATCTTAGTTACCATTGAGTACCAGACTACTTGGTAGTATTGCCAAGGGGGAATATCCCCTGCGGCCCAGTACTTATTGTAGATACCCTCACCCACTGTTTTAATCTCTACACCTGTGATGTCGCCATCTTTATCTGAGATGTAGAAGTCAGGGTGAGCGTAAGCCCAGTTATGCTTGTCACTACGCTGTGTATCAGGTTCGTACATAACACCACTCCTGCTAACTGGGTAGTCAGGAGCTTCCTTCACTAAGCTACCCCCGTGAAAGTGGATGTTATTGTCCTCTGCATACTTCTTACCTACCACATCCTCTAGTATAGATCCCCACTCCATAGCATAGTTAAGCTCAGGTGGGGGTATCTCCCCCATCTTTTCCTTATAGCACTTTATGATGCTACAGTAGGGATTAGCTCCCATGATTGAGCCTACATCAGAGCCACCTATCCCCTCTCTTCGTTCTTCTGTAGTTAGTAACATAACGCCTCCTTATCAGAGCAATCAATAATAAGACTCTCAGCCTTAGAGATAAGCTCTATCTGTCTCACTGGGTTATAGTCTTTAGCCACTGTATTAATAGCGTTATACATACGCCAACCAGTAGAGCCATCTCTAGCAAACTCAGCGTGTGTAGGTTGGTTCCAGTATTCGTCAACCTTACCAATGTGTGACCAAGGTAATAGCTTACGTCTACCAGCGGTTAGATACAAGCGACCAACATCAGCAGAGCTAAGTTGTCTGTCCTTTAGAATATCTATGGACTCACTGATACCCTGCTGTTCTGTTAGGAATTGCATAAGCCCCTGCCTAATCGTAAAGCCTAGATCATTAGCGTTAGCAGAGGTATGTTTCTTGCGAAACAGGTACTCCCCTGTAATCATTAGGTTATCGCATACCAGTACGCTTCTCCCGATTGTCATTTGTGCAGAGAACCTACCTCTATTGCTATGTCTTATACCTAGGCATGGCATTGTGTCCTCTGTGAAGTAGTTAGACAGGCTTGACTGTTTGCCCATAACTGAGGGTCTGAAGGACACTGATGCGAATAGGTCAGAACCCTCATCGCTTACCCCCCATCTAGACTTAAGCATATCCACTGGCATGTTGAACCCATGACAAGATTCTACAATACTTGATGCAAAGTCATGGTGCTGTAGCCCCTGCCACTGGTCACTACGGTCTAGGTTATAGGTCTTACCGCCCTTGCCAACCCAAGTATGGCTCCTGTCTGTTACCTTGAACTCTCTTAACTGCTCAAATGTTACCTCTTGTGAATTAACTCCTAGTGATAAACTCATTTGGATACCCCTTTCGTTAGTGGTGGCACTCCCCTTACGCAAAGATGAGGCCACCTGTTTTTAATTTGGTA